AACTTATGCAGCGCAGAACCGTGCTGTTACTCCTGATGATTATAAGTCAGCAATTTATGCTGCTCTACCAGAAGCTAAAGCGGTTTCTGTTTGGGGTGGTGAAGATAATAACCCACCTGTTTATGGTAAGATTTTCGTTTGCGTAAAACCAAAAGATGCAAGTAAGTTAACTACTGGTCAAAAATCAAATTTAATTTCCACTATTCTTGCCAGCAAGAATGTTGTTTCAGTTATCCCTGAAATTGTAGATCCAGAGTATATTAACATTTCACTTGACGTCAAGGTTTATTACAACGAACGTGAAACTACAAGATCCAAGGCTGAGATCGAATCTATTGTAATCGATACAATTTTCGCATATGATGATTCAGACCTGCAAAACTTCGATGGCGTATTCCGTTACTCAAAATTATCTCGTTTAATTGACGGATCTGAAGCTGGTATTATCAATAACATTACTAACGTAACTCTACGTAGAAAACTACAGCCACGTTACAATGTTTCTGCTCAATACTTAATCAACCTGATCAACCCGATTTACACCACTGGATTACCAGAGGGCGCAGTAACTACTACTGGCTTCTATATCTACGGTAGCGATTATCAACACTTCATCGATGATGATGGTCTTGGTAAACTTCGTTTATATCGTTTCGGTGCCAACGCTGATAAGATTATCGTTGATGAAGAAATTGGAGCGGTTGATTACCTAAAGGGTATTCTTGATATCCGCAACCTACATATCGTGGCTTTAGCTGACATTGATTTTGAGATCTCAATTAAGCCATCTTCAAATGACGTTGTTTCTGCTCTGACTCAAATCGCTGAGATTGCCAGAGACCATTTAACTGTTACAGCAATTCCAGATAAGTCTGCCAATGGCGACTTACGTGGTGGGTATAATTACAAATTCTCTTCTAGCAGAACATGATTAGCAAACCAAAAATCTCTTCTCTCTTAGCGAGCCAGTTACCTGAGTTCGTTAGAGAAGACCATCAGACGTTTGTAACATTTCTACAAGCGTACTATGATTATCTGGAAACACAAACTCCAGATATTAAAACACTCAGAGATTTAGATACAACATTAGACTCATTCTTAAAGCATTTTAAAAATGAGTTGGCAGTAAACTTGCCAAACACAGTTGTATCTGAAAAATTCTTACTACAGCATATCAAAGAACAGTACCTTGCAAAAGGTTCAGAGGCATCGTTCAAGCTATTATTCAGATTGATGTTCAACAAGGATGTCACGGTTGAGTACCCAGCTAAACAAATGCTTCGTGCGTCTGATGGTAAATGGAACCAAGACGTTTCTATTATTTGTAAAGTATTAACTGGACACCCTGACCAAATTGTTGGTAAGATGGTTGACGTTATTACTCCAAATAGAATTATTCGTGTTCTAGTTGATCGTCGTCAATACGTTGAGATCGAAGTAGAACGTGTAGTTCAAATCTCTGAAGACACTTACGAATTCTATATTGATCGTCGCTTCTTTGGTAATATCTCTATCGGAGATAGAATCCGTTATCAGACTGAAGACATTTACTTCACAGCTGAGGTAATGGCGACTACTGGTAAGTTGCAAGTTCTTTCTCCAGGTACTGGTTTTAAAATCGGACAGTTATATCCAATCAAGAATGGTAAAGGTTCTGGTTCGATTATGAAGATCACCAGAACCAGTTCTGTTGGTGGTATCGTGTCTGCCGAGTTTATTAAATTTGGTACAGGATATAGTACAGACTTCACATCAACCATTTATGCTGACTTAGGGCAATCTTCCAGTGGTACTGGTGGATCATCTCTACAAGTTATTGGTGGTAATATCTCTATCACTGAAACAACAGATGGTTTCTCTGAAGCTGGTATCATTAACAAATCAGATTACTCAACTGCGATTGACGGCACATACGCTGGTGAAATTCTCCGTGAATTCGGTGACCAAGCTGCAGCTATTCAAAGCCCATTCGATCCCGCAGTTATTAAAGTAAGTCTTGGTCCACTTGGTAAGTATCCTGGATACTACATCAACAACGATAGCTTCTTGAATGACGCAATTTACATTCAGGATAGCCGTTACTATCAAGCATTCTCATACGTGTTGAAGATTGATGAGTTATTAGACTCATACAAATCTGCAGTTAAGGCTCTTGTTCACCCAGCTGGTATGGCTGTTTTCGGTGAATATGATATCCGTAACGAATTTGACATTGCTCTTGAATTAGAGTCAATGATCAAAATTCTTGCTGTTAACCAGCAAGATGAGGTATTCGCATCTGATTCTATTACTGAAGTCTTCTTAACTAAAGGCTTCGAAGATACAGTATCAGTTATCAATGAATTTATTTCTTCTAAGGGGTTTGGTAAATCTCTGGAAGATTCTACTTCATACTCAGATGCGATCGCTAAAGTAGATATTACTAAGGGGTTAGCTGGGGCTGAGCATTTCGTTTATCCTTCAGATGCTATCGCATCTAGAGATTTCGGTAAGCGTTTGGACGACTATCCAGTTGCCACTGACTCAATATCTGCCAAAGATTTCGGTAAAACATTACAAGATATTCCTGTAATCACCGAGATGCCTTACCTAACCATGACTAAATATATCGACCCTACAATTTCTGGGGTTGATACTGCGTCAGCAATCGATGCTGGCGGATTTATAATTATCAACCCTTACGCCGACGCTGGGTGGTTCCTAGAGCAATATGTCGGCGAATCAATTAACTTTTAATCAGGAGATTATAAAATGGATCTAAATGAAAATCTAAAAATGAAGGGTGAATTGTCTATTGTTGTTCGTGGAGAAGACGGACAAGTTAAAAAGACATTACACGTACCTAACTTAGTTGTTACTGTCGGTAAGAACTACATTGCTTCACGTATCGTTGGCACTGCCTCTACAATCATGTCACACATGGGTATTGGTACTGGCACTGGTACTCCTGCTGCTGGTGATACCACTCTTGGTACTGAAGCTGGTCGTGTTACATTGGCTTCTGGTACTGCATCTACAAACACTGTAACTTATACTGCTACTTTCCCAGCAGGTACTGGTACTGGTGCGATCACTGAAGCTGGCGTATTCAACGCTAACTCTGCAGGTACTATGCTTTGCCGTACTACTTTCCCAGTTGTTAACAAAGCTGCTGGTGACTCAATCGCTATTACTTGGGTTGTTACAGTAAGCTAATCTTAAAGAAACTGCGCAATGGCAAATTCATCGCTATTAAAATCCGCTTTACATAACTCAATCGCTGAGGGTTTGTACAACGAGATTTCCACACGTTCATCACGTTACTATTATTTCCTAGGGAAGACTCTAGAGTGGGAAAATGAGGTTCTTCCTCCTTTCCCAATCGATAGTTTCGACTATGAGTTACAAGTGCGTAACGAAATTATCACAATGAAAGAAATTAAGTCTACCGATGTGGCATTTATTGTCAATCGTATCGACTGGACTTCTGGAACTGTTTATGATATGTACGATGATCACTATAGCGATGAATTGGACGGCATCAACCTAATCTCAGGTGGTTATGGTTATGCGGATCCTCCTACTGTAACTATCACTGGTGGTGGCGGTACAGGAGCCACTGCAGTTGCTTCTATCGTTGAGGGTGTTGTAATTGACATCACATTAACTCGTGCTGGTCGTGGATATACATCTAAGCCAACTGTAACCTTAACTGGTGGCGGTGGTGAAGGTGGTTTCGCTGAAGCTAATATTGGCGTAGCTACGAGTGGTGCAAGAAGAATTGAAGATTGTTACAATTACGTAATGACTGACGAATTCAACGTCTACAAATGTCTTGATAATGGTCTTGGCGCTGCGTCTACTTACAAACCAGTCGGTACTGTTGTAGATCCAGTTATCATGCCAGATGGTTACATGTGGAAATACATGTACAGTATTCCTATTGCTCTGCGCAACAAATTCTTAACTGATGTGTACATGCCAGTTGTTACTGCTCTGCGTAGTCAGTTCTACTCAAATGGTACTGTGTCAACTGTGCAGATTGATTCTGCAGGTAAAGATTACACGTTCGCTTCTATCACGATTCAAGGTGATGGTTACAGAGAATCTGATCCTTTGTACATTACTGGAACTAACCTAACTTTAAATGGTTCAGGTTATACATCAGGTGCCACAGTTTCTGTTGCTCCACCATTTAGTTCAAACGTATGGACTTCTGGTGTGGCTGTGTTACTTGGTCAAAAATTAAATTATAATGGAAACATTTATGAGGTAACTCTTCCAGGTATCCTCAACACTCCAGCTCCAGTACACAAATCTGGTATTGTATCTAATGGTACAACTGCTCTTAAGTATATCGGCTCAACTGCCAAAGCAGTCGCAAATATTACTGCTGGCGCAGTTACTAGCGTAAGTTTAGTTGGTGGTGTTCGTGAAGTTAACATGTCCAATGGCGGTTCTGGATATACCACTGCACCAACTGTAACTTTCTTTGGTGGTGGTGGTACTGGCGTAGTTGCCAATGCAGTTATGTCTGGTACTTCAGTTTCCCATGTTGTTATTCAAGACTTCGGTGATGATTTCACTGACGTACCAACTGTAATATTTGGAACTGGTTGGACACCTAACACAGTACTAACTGTAGGTAACCAAGTTTTCTACTCCAATAGACTGTATACAGTTACTGGATCTGGAACTACCAATACTACTGCACCAACTCATACAACTGGTTCTGTTGCAAATGGTACTGCAACATTGGCGTATGCGGGTAGCGTTGCATCTGGTTCTGCAGTATTACGTTTCGGCGCAGGTTATTCTTCATTACCAGAAATGTTAATCACTCCAGTTTCTGCTGGATCTGGCGCAGCTGGTTATTTCTCAGGTGTTAAATCTGAAGCCAAACTGATTCCACTAATTAACGATGGTCAACTAATCGGCATTCAAATTGATGATGCTGGTGTTGGTTATACTTACGCAAACTTAAACGTAACTGGTGACGGCACTGATGCTTTACTATCAGCAGACTTATCTCCAGGCGACATTAACACTCTACAAGCTAACACTGAATTATTGACACCTGATGGACGTATCATGTCTTGTCGTGTTACTTCTGGTGGCTTTGGTTATGCTGCAGCCTCTGTTGTAATTGAAGGTGATGGTACTGGCGCAACTGCTGAGGCAGTTATCGAAGGTGGTAAAATTAAGAAGATCCGTATGACTTCTTATGGTACAGGTTATCGTTGGGCACGTGTTACTATCACTGGTAACGGGTCTGGCGCTAAAGCTAGAGCTATCATTACTGTTTATGGTGGACACGGAAAAGATTCTGTCAATGGATTTTACGCTCGTTCGCTAATGTTCTACACTAACGTATCCAAAGATAAAAATCAAGGATTCAACGTAAACAACGACTTCCGTCAAGTTGGTATTATCAAGAACCCAAGAAAATACGGAACTACGTATGCTCTGGATTCTGCAATCGGTTCTGCATGTTTTGTTATCACTGGCGATATCAACTTAGCTCAATTCAAGCAAGATATGATTATCCGTTTATCATCTAACAATGCTAGATTTAGAATCGTAAACTTGAATGCAACATCAGCGTTAGTTCAATCGTTGGACAATTCGCCACCTACAATTGGCGGTGTTATGGTGAATGAAGCAGCAAATACTTTTGGTATTTCTGGAGTCACTGCTCCAACTGCTGATAAATATTCTGGAGACTTATTGTTTATCGACAATAAGCAAGCGTTCACTCCAACGCAAGACCAAACAGTTACTCTACGAACTGTTATTAAGTTCTAATAAATATAGTAATTAACTTAGAAGATAAGAGCAAAAATGATTGATTTCAATACCGAACCGTATAATGACGACTACGATGAGAACCAAAAGTTCTATCGAATTCTGTTCCGTCCTAGTTTCGCTGTTCAGGCTCGTGAGCTAACTCAGCTCCAGACAATTCTACAAAAACAAATTTCCCGCCACGGAGACCACGTATTCAGCCAAGGTGCAATGGTTATCCCTGGACAAATCTCCCTTGATACCAATGCACAATATGTAAAATTGCAGCCATTATACAATGGTGTTGCAGTTGAAACTTTCTTGTCACATCTACAAGACAAGACTATTGTTGGTAGCAGCGGTTTGGTTGCTGAAGTTATCAAAGTACAAAGCCAAGAAACTTCTGAGCCTACAACTATTTACGTTCGTTACAAAAACTCTGGTACTAATGGTACCACTAAAGTTTTTGCGGATGGTGAAACTATTTCAACTCAAGATGGCGCATATGACTTCCAAGCTGAAGTTAGCGGTGCCACTGGCTTAGGATCCATCGTTACTATCGAGCGTGGTGTTTACTACGTCAATGGTCACTTCGTTCTAGTTGACAATCATTCTCTTATCTTAGACAAGTACACAAATTCACCATCATATCGTGTTGGTTTATCTGTAACTGAATCCGTGGTAACTCCTGAAGATGAAGAAACACTATTGGATAACGCACAGAACAGCTATAACTTCGCTGCTCCAGGTGCTCACCGATTCTTCATCGATCTCAAATTGGCAAAGCTGCCATTAGATTCTGTTCTAGACAAAGACTTCATCGAATTACTTCGCACAGACGAAGGTGTGAATCAGAAGTTAGTCAATAAGACTGAATACGCTGAGTTGGAAAAAACAATGGCTCGTCGTACATATGATGAGTCTGGCGATTATACTGTCCGTGAATTTGCCATTGACATTCGTGAACACCGTACAAACGATCGTGGCGCTTGGACAGGTACTACTAACTTTATCCTTGGTGACGTTGTCACTCATGCTGGCAAGAAATATGTAGCTAAGAACAGCGGTTCTTCAGTTTCCACTGCTCCAGTTCACACTACTGGCACTGCATATGACGGTCCAGGATCTACAGGTATCAACTGGGAATATAATGAAAACCCAGTTTACAACCGTGGTATCTTTAAAGCTGGTGACGATTCCAAACTTGCTGTTGGTCTGGAGCCAGGAAAAGCATATGTTCGTGGTTACGAAGTTGAGAAGATTGCAACTGAATATGTTGCAGTTAACAAAGCTCGTGAGTTCGTTCAGGCTGATAACGCATTCATCACTGCAACAGTTGGTAATTTTATTTACGCAACTAACGTAAACAACCTTCCTCCAATCAACACTTTCGCAACAGTTGATCTGTACAATCAGACTACTAACTCTGGCGGTCGTGGTACTGCCGTTGGCACTAAGGTTGGTACTGCTCGCATTCGCTTCATGGACTGGGATAATGGAACTATTGGTTCTGCTTCCGCAGTTTACAAGACATCTTTGTTTGACGTTAAGATGGTAAGCGGTTATACGTTTGATCGTCACGTTAAGTCTATTTTCTATAGCGGTGGTTCTCCTGCTGCCAGCTTCTCTGCTGATATCAACCCTATCACTGCACAGTTGATCGGTTCTATTACTGCTGCAGGAACTGCAGTTACTGGTACTGGTACTTCTTTCCAAACAGACTTGATCGTCGGCGACTACATTTCAGTTGGCGGTTCTTTATACCGTGTTAGCGCAATCGCATCACAAGTAGCATTGACTCTTGGTACTGCTCTAACTACAACAGGCGCAGCATACAGCTTGGTTAAAACTAAGTTGTACGAATCTGATTACGACTCACTATTGTTCTCACTTCCTTATTATGCGGTTAAGTCATTGCGTAGTGCTTTGGGAACTAACGATACGTCTTACGCTTCGTACGAGCGTTTCACTGGAACTACATCTTCTGCCTCAGGCGGTACTTGTGCTCTAACAGTATCAACTTCTTCTGGTAGCATGGCTTCTGGTGCCGTGAACGGTAACTATGTATTGACTGACAATACAA